ACGAGGAAGCAATCGATCCGTTCGATTTCTGGCAAGGTGCCAACTTCAAACTGAAGGCAAAGAACGTTGCTGGTTATCGTAACTACGACTCATCTGAGTTCGCACGTCAGGATGCACTGCTTGAAGATGATGATGCAATGGAAGCAATCTGGAAGAAGGAATACTCTCTCGAAGAGTTTGTTGCTGCTGACCAGTTCAAGTCCTATGATGATCTGAAGAAGCGTCTTGACTATGTTCTTGGTATCAAGGGAACTCCTAAGTTCCAGGATCAAGAGTCGGTTCAAGAGGAAGAAGAGTTCCGTCAGCAGAATCGTGGTGAGAGCAACTCTATGCCTCAATCCATGAAGGAAGAACTGAACTCCCTGTCCAGTAGCAGTGGTGGTTTCAATGATCCTGATATCACACCGTCTTCTAATGATGACGATGATACTCTTTCATACTTTGCTGCTCTTGCAAACGACTAAAGAATCTTGACTTTGGTGTTCTCGGTTTTCACTGTCGATTCGTTGACATATTCCGAGGACAATCCATAAGTCATTATTTCTCTCATATCATTTAAAAACTGCTGTAAAAATTCTCGTTTTAGTAAATAAATCGAGGATTTTTTATTGTTCAATACAGTTTCGTATTCCCAGTTTGACACACCGATTCTTACTTCAGAACCAGTTTTTTCTTGACTGATTCCATTGTCACTATATTTAAAGGTGAAATTGGAGTCAACTTGTTTGCCTGCAGGAAGGATCACTCTATTGCTTGAATCCTTTATTTCAATAGTTTCAAAGTGATGGTTAGAGTTCAATCCCTCTATTCCATATTTCTTTTCAACATACTTATAAAGTTCATAGTTTGAAAGAGGCCATTCATCTCTTACATTGATTATTCCTGCAGTCAACAGAACAACCCAATCAAGTTCTTCTCTGCCATAAAATTCTTCGGCAACAGTATCAGGTCTTGCTCCCTGCATAATTTCATACTTATCAAACATCGTAAAGACATTTTGTAAGTCATCACGTAACTTGTTCCTTCTGAACAAGTTTTTTACTGTCAGATAGTCTTGAGATGAAACTGCATCAGACAAGAATGATTGATATTCTATGTTTGGTAATTCTCTAAAGTAACCCATCAGAATCCTACTCCAGTATTGTTTCCATATTCATCATAATCTTCGTTATAAATTGGAGTCAACTCACTAAAAACTAATTGCATCTCCATTGAAATTGGAGTTCCGTCATGATATGTTGCATACACACCATCGGCAGTGTAATTGACATTTGCAGATTTTAAAGCACAGATCTTAAATTTATTTAAAAATTTGTGTTCCTCTTTTCCCATCATATACGTAATTCTAAAAACGTTTGGTGTTGTTAAAAAGTCTCCACCAGAACCTTTAGGTTTCATATTACGTTTGAAAACTTTTATGATATCTCTAACTACGTCGGATTCTTTTTTAAATCTTGGAGTAAACTTGAACGTGAAATTAAATTCTCTAAGTGCTGGACCCGAAAATAATAGTTCCATATTTGGATTTATTATTTGTCCTGAAGATCTCGCTGTCAATTGATCTACAGTTATATTTCCACCGATTGCATTAACAGCAGATTTTGCAATAAAATTATTAATTAATGCTTTATTGTTTCCTGCTGTGTCTAATGCGTTTCCAAGTTCCGTTGAAGTATTTCCAAAGAAATCTCCAATACCACCCGAACCGATTATATTTTTAACTGCGCTTATACCTTGTTCCTGCATAAAGTTCATTCCACTGTCTTGATAATTAACTGAACTTTGATCATTGATTTGGGATGGTATCGGAAGAATTACAGTTCCCAATGATTTTTCTATCAAGTTGCTATCATCACGAGTCACTGTGGCTCTATTGGTCTTATAATTAAAAACTTCAAACTTGATAAAATCTTGACCTTCTTCTATTGCATCTTGTGGATATCTTAAATTCGAGAAGTTTTCTGGTTTTCCTTTTTTGGGTATTCTTCTTTCTCTTTTTGGAGCTGGAGGTGTTTTTGGTGCTGCACTAGTAGGTGCCTGTTTAGTTGACTGTTGCTTGTTTAATTCTTGTTGGTTATTATATAATCCTTTATACTTTGCGGCATCTTTTCCCGTTCCAGTTACCCACTGTTTTCCATCCCATCTTTGATATGATTTTTGACTTCCACCCCTACCAGCAGTTTTGACCCTAACCGTGTTAATGGGTCTGGCAGCATCTTCCTTTGCCTTTGTAGAATTTAAATCTCTTACTTGTTCAGCAAGTTTTCTTTGAGCTTCTTTTTGTGTAGCACTTAATCTTTTCTTTCTTCCCATCTATCTTTTTTCTAACTATTTAGAAACTTAGCGTAAGGAATTTCCCTTAAGTCTGCAAGTTCCCCTGTACGAACTTTATATAAGGGTGTTTGAACTTCTTCCCACGTATACTTTCTATACTTATTCCAGTGAAAATTATATCCAATGAATCCAACTGTTCCGTTTTGAGACTGTAAGTAATTTTCGGCAACAATCAATGGATAAAGATCATAGACTATATTTGGAGTTTTTGCCACATATTTAAATGTATACAGTTCTCCTATTTCTGGAACCATATCCGTATCAGAACTCAATACACTTGATATTTGATTCCATAATGAATCAGCACCTTCAGAACCAATCAATCTGTTCACTACTCCTCTGATTCTGTTTCCATCATCGTCAGTGGGTCTGATGTCAGATTCTTCTATGGTTAAATTTGTCGGTGCTCCAGATCTATAATCTCTATCTTTTTCAATCTCACTTATAAGTTGGTTTTTATTCAATCTTCCATAGTTTGTACTAGTTTCACCAGATGGTAGTTTGAAAATTACATAATAATTTCTTGCAATGGATATTAATTCAGAAACTGTGTAGTCATTCAGTCTATTCTTTTCATATCCTGTTAGTGCCATTATTTTATACCTAACTCGTTTTCTGTAAGCACCTTAAATTCATAACCACGATCTAAGCACCATTCTTTTGCTGCTGCCCATTTTGCCTGATTCTTGGCGTATTCGACAACCTCAAAGATGTATCCTTTGGTCTTTTTCTTTTGAACCTTGGGTTCAATACATTGTTTTAGTGGTTTGATCTCAACAATCATCTTTTTGATTCTTCCATTATTTTCTTTGACCTTTATGTAAAAGTCTGGAAAATAACGATGAACTCTGTTATCAACTGGTGATCTGTATGGAAGTGCAATCTCTTCACTCCCCCATTCCAAGATGTTTTCATTTTTATCACAGTAAACCATGAATTTACGTTCCCATAAAGAACGATATACTATGTTTGAAGAGTCTCCTTTATACTTTCTTGGAAAGGATGGTTGATATTTTCCTCTATATGCCATCTAAATAATTAATAATAAAAGTCCATATAAGGTATTTAGAGTGGCATCACTTATTCAAGGATATAAAATGAGTGCCCTGACTAAACAGGACCTCGTTAATCCAGCACTAGATAATCACTATCAGGTATACATTTCTGGTATGCCTAAAGCATTGCAGGATTTACTCAACAGTGAAAAGTATGGTAATTTAGAAAAAGACTGGTATAATCAATATGTTGGAGTACTTTGCACTGAGGCAACTTTGCCTACAAGTTCATTTGCAACAGCAGAAGTCAAAGACAATTTTCAGGGTATAACTCAACAGTTTGCACATACTAGATTGTATGTTGATAGTGAGTTTACTTTCTATGTTGATAAAAAATATAAAATGCTAAAGTTCTTTGAAGGTTGGATGGATTATATTTCTGGAACCATTCACCATACAAAGACTCCCGAAACTAACACAAGAGGATACTATCGTAAATTTAATTATCCTTTAGGAGATCCCATAAGTTCATCTCAAAAAGCAACTGGTGGATACAAAGTTGATACATTGTCAATAACAAAGTTTGAAAAAGATTTTCAAACTTCTAAGGATTATTTGACTTATGAATTTGTTAATGCATTTCCAAAAGGTATGACTTCAATGCAGGTCAAATATGGATCTGCAGAACTCCTCAAAGTTAGTGTTCAATTTGGTTATGATAGATATATTGTAAGTCATGGACTTCCACAGAGAGGAAATAATTCCATCGGTGCAAATGATTTAATTGGAACGGGATCTAATATTGCCTGATAAATAATCACAACTGAAATTATAATGGGTTGTTATGCCTTTACCAAAAATTAATACTCCAACTTATGAGTTGGAATTGCCTTCTACTGGGAAAAAAATAAAGTATCGTCCTTTCTTGGTAAGAGAAGAGAAAATTTTGATTATGGCATTGGAATCTGAAGATACCAAACAAATTTCTGATGCAATCAAAACCGTCCTTTCTGATTGTGTAATGAGCAGAGGTGTTAAGGTCAATGACCTTTCTACTTTTGATATTGAATATCTCTTTTTAAATGTTAGAGCAAAATCAGTTGGAGAAACTGTAGAAGTCAATATAACTTGTCCTGATGATGGAGAGACACAAGTTGCCACTGAAATCTTCATTGATGAAATTAAAGTAAAAAAAGATCCTGAGCATTCAAATATTATTAAATTGGATGATAATCTTTCACTCCAGATGAAGTATCCTTCACTGAATCAATTTGTTGAAAGTAATTTTGAGGTTGGTGAAAGTTCAAGTGATGTTGATAAATCTTTGAGTGTCATTACTTCATGTATCAATACGGTCTTCAATGAAGAAGAATCTTGGTCAGCATCTGACTGCACAAAGAAAGAACTCAAGGATTTTGTCGATCAGATGAACACCAAGCAGTTCAAAGAAGTTGAGAAGTTTTTTGAGACTATGCCAAAACTTTCTCATACCATCAAAGTTAAAAATCCAAATACTGAAGTTGAGAGTGAAGTAGTTCTTGAGGGATTAGCAAGTTTTTTCAACTAGCGATGTCGCATGAGAGCCTTGAGAATTTTTATAGAACTAACTTTGCCCTCATGCAACATCATAAATACTCATTAACAGAACTAGAGAATATGATACCTTGGGAGAGAGAAATTTATGTGACTCTGCTCTCACAATATATTGAAGAGGAAAATCTAAAGGCACAACAACAAAATGGCTGATAATTTAGAACCCAGGGTATCGGACTTAGAACAACGTGCTGACAGTGCAGATAATCGCACTGGTAATTTAGAAGTTAAAGTAGATAAGTTAGAAGGTAAGATAGCAAGAATATCTGCAAATAAAATAAGTAAAAAACAATTTAGTGAACTAGGTTCTAAGGTTGCCCTCAACCAACAAAAAATTACAAAGATAACAAATATTCTTAAGGCAAAAGGAACCGCCAAAAAAGAAGGTACAATTTCATCTCTAGCACCAGAAACTGGAAAAAATACTTTAATACAGATCAATGAGTCTCTTGTCAGTATAAAAGAGCAATTGGAACTGGATTATTCTTCTCGTATTAATAAAGAGAAGAGAGATCTAAAGAATGCACAGAAGGCAGCAGATTTAAAGAAAAAGCAACAGAAAGAAAAAGATGTTGAAGCACTGAAGAAAGTTGGTGGTGCAATTGGTGGTATTGTTAATAAAGTTGGAGCACCAATCAAGAACGTATTTGACAAAATACTGGGATTTTTTGGAGCACTTGTCGCTGGATTTGCAATTAATCAAGTACTGAAACCGGAGAGAATTGAATTTATAAAAGGAATATTTGATGGTATTGCCCAAAATTGGAAATGGGTTGTAGGTATTGCCGGTGGTGTTTTAATTGCTGGTGTGGTAAGAAAACTTGTAACTCTTTTTAGAGCAGTAAGAGCAATTGGTAGATTTGTTACCGGTGGTGGGGGAAGAGGAAGAAGACCAAGAGGGTCCAGAGTATCTCCATCAGAACAGAGATTTAGGAGAAGATTTGGAG